GAATGGGGTTTTACTAAGTGCTGCACTTGCAATAGAATTGATTCTTGGGACCGTATGCAAAACGGGCATTTTGTAAACCGTTGGAATATTTCCACTAGATGGATGGAAAAAAACTGTCATCCTCAATGCGAAAACTGTAATTGTAGGCTAGGGGGCAATCTAGAACAATACGAGGCTTTTTTAACTAAAACCTATGATATTGGTACCCCAGAATTATTAAGGCAATTATCTAAACAATTTGTAAGGACTACCGTTGAAGAGTTAGAGATCCACTTAAAATTCTACTCAAACAGGGTTGAGACGATGAAGCGAGATAAGTCAATCAGCTAATTTTTGTAATTTTCGATAAATCGTTCTGACTGATAACCCTAGTTTGTGGGCAAGCCAGGTTGCTTTTTCTTTCCTGTGCTTTTTCAAAAAACTATCATCCAATTGAGAATAATATTTTTTTGGAATGTGGAAAGTCATACCTGGGCACTTGACTAATAAAGCTTTTACCGCATTTATACCGATAACGTCCGAAACTTCTTTCAAACCTTTGTTTGGTATATCGTCCCTATTCCATTTTTTTACGAATGACTTCATGTTCCCCTTACCATGTGTTTGCTTAAAATGAAATTAGACTTTCTAAGCTCTGCCTCTGAAAGTATTAAATATTCACGTTTTGGAAGATTATTTCTTCTATTGCCTAATTGGTGAGCCCTTGCGTATTCAAGATTTGATCCGATGAAAACAGCATTTCCTTTAATTTGAGATGTGACTGAATTAGCCAAAGCACCTGATCTTTGTAAAATTTTACCAGTATGACCCTTTCTGGCTCTTTGTTTTTTTGTAGACGGCTTTAAGGATTTCCAACCTGGGCCTTGCCTGTCAAAAGCGTTTTCACTCGCATCTTCTAACATGGCGCCGATTTTAAATAAAGCCGGTTTTATATTTTGTGTATTAAAACCCAATTGTTTGAATAAGGCTTGAACTTCATTTGATTTTATTGTGAAATTTATCATTTCAAAGTACTCGGCTCTAAATCTTGACCGGCTTCCCAGATATCAGTATCGAAATCTTCTTTTTCAGGCTTAAAAAATTGAGTAGCAGGGTTTGACCCGAATCCTGGGTCCGGTTTTAACGCTCTGTTGTTTATCTTAATTCCCCGGCTTTTAGCTTGTGCTCTTGTGAGTGCGCGAGTTCGACCAGTACAATTAAACCCATTTGGAGGGTACCAAGAATTAGGCGCTTTCCAAAAACTTGAAGTAATTGGCTGTATTGAACCAGATTGTTTCTTGTGAGATGATCTGGATTTCTCCACAATACCGTCAATTAGCATTAAGAAGGGTCTGTCGGACGCGTTATCGACCTGGCGCTCGAATCTACCGGCATTTAACGCCGATTGAATATTAGTCCTGTATATGGTCCTTAAACGGTACGGGGTCGTAAGTACTTTAATCTCTTCACCTCCGATTATAGCCGTCCTTTCGCCCGTCCAACCCTTTTTGGCCAAAGTATTTTTAATATCCTTCTGAAAAGTTTCAAAAGTTTGCCCATCTTTCAAGGCTTTTGACAAAGCGTCTCGAACATCTTGAACCACGCTCATTTGAACGTCTTGGGTAATTGCAAAGACCTTTTCCTCTACCGCTTTTCTAGTTTCTTCGGCAGTCTTTGATATCTTGATCCCTTGCTTATCAAAAATTTTAATAGCCTCCTCTGGGCTAACTTTTGAAGCGTCGACGATTATTTTACCTGGGATTGCCAATTAATCCTCTGTGTTGCGGGTTAGGCTTTGGGTAGAAAACAAAGCTCTACCTAAGTTTTTCTCTAATCTTTCTGGCCTTATCTTAGAAAAAACAGCCAATAATCCCTCGTTAGCCTCATCAAAAGATTTGGCGTTCTGGATCATCTTAATCAACGGCTGCACAAATTTGGCATCTTTCTGTAGTTCTTTATTAGTCAAACCATTGATAAAATTATCCAGGGCCTTTTGGTCTTCAAATTCAGAAGCTTCTCGAAACTCTGGCTCATCTTGTAACTCAGTTACAACAGGCTCAACCATTGTGAAGTGATTATCGGCCAAATTATAAATTTCTTTAAAATATTCGGCATCAAACTTAACACCTAATTCACTTAATATTTTATCCCTTTCGGCTAGATCCTTTTTAATATCCTTTTCATGCTCATATTTAAACGTAGGAGCCACAACATTTGGACCAAAATTTATATCTACAATCCACCGGATAAGCACATTAAAGCAAGTTTCGGCCATTATTTCATCGGCTTCGGCGATATCAAGCCTTACGTTATCATGCACCTGGCCTAGCGCCCTAGATCCTTTCTCACCTGACTCTGTTGTAAGGGTTTGGCCTAGAATTGCCTTTGAAATTTCTTGATTCGCGGCGTTCATTAAATCTTTGTAGATATCAGCGCTTGATTTGCTTCCAGACGAAATAAACTCGACGCTAGTGTCATCAGGAATTACGGCTGAAGATCCGTTAACCAATTCTTGCAGCCTTTCTAAGAGTTCGTCGTATTCAGCTTCGCCCGCATTTCTAGGTACTTTACCAATAGAGTAGGGCGAACCGTTCTTTTCGGCGAACTCGATCCAATATTTAAAAGCAGCTTTCTTGAAGTTAATCGACCAATAAATTTTACTTAGAAGAGCCTCTCCATAAGGATTCTCATACTTTGGGTTATTCCTAGCCACGATTAAACTCATATCTTCGACAGGATCACCAGGCCAGAAATTATCTTTTGATCTGAATCTAAGCTTATTCTCTTTGTCGTATTGAAACCACCAAGCAGGGCGACCAGTGAACTCTTTGCAAAATATCTTGTTCTCACCTTCGACACCTTCAGGGCTACCCCAAATAGGCTCCATTGCCTGCATGCCGAAAAAAGGAGCGTCTAAAATTTCTTCAGTGGCCCTATGAATATCAAGGTTTTCAAAATTTTTCTCAATGAATTTACGTACTCTAGACGGTGATTTACCGCCCTCGATATACCACTTTTTAGATAAAGTAACCGATTTCCTTGAAGCTATAACAGCGGTCAAATGTGGGTCCCAAAAGATATTTCTAAAATTCTGCCAAGTAGCCAAACTGTTTTGAGTGTTTAATACTGGATCGGGATTGGGCAATACGTCAGCCGTGGCAAAAGCATCTATTGAGTTACCCCTACTGTATTTCGAGTCGCTTACTTTAAAATCTTTATCTCGGATTCTTGGATTTGTCATAATAACCTATTAGTAATTTCTAGTGACTTTAGACTTCCCACCGCCAACCATTCTAGTTACCGGGACACTGGGGTTATCTCTGATATAATTTATGTACTGTGAGAAAGCATCCATAATATCTTTAATCTGGCAATTTGGAAAAAGGATCAATTGATTTGTTAATTTGTGGCTCCAAGTTGCATTGCTACGAATATAAACATTTCCGGCCTTGACAGTACTAGAACTTGCATGAGCCCTTTGCACCTTATCACCCTCGGGCAATATCGATATAAAATTAATCTTATTGTCTCGGCTCAATTCTTGAATAATCGGGGTACCTGTGGCCTTATCCTCCACTAGAACAATATTCGGGCTGTGCTTTGCCTCGTATGATAATATTTCAGCCTTAAGCTCTGGATATTCCATCTTTTCAAAAATTGCATCCTCGAGATAATACCCATTTCGGTACTCATAGAACGTCAAACCGCAATTATAAGCCGAAGTCTCAGTCTTTTTAAACGCAGTATCCCAACTCTGAATTTTAGATATAGGACTTTCTTTGGGTAAATCTTCGTATGGCTTAAACCACTCCCTTTTAAGAATATTACCGCCCGGGGCTTGAGGTGACTGTCTAACCTGGCCAGTGAAATCACTTTCGCCTAAATCAACCTCCATTATTTTTAAAGCGTTCTTATTTAGCCTATTTGGATCTAAAAGCCCGTCTTTATACATGAATTTCAATAAATGGGGCTTAATATTCCCTAAAGCATCATCACCAGGCAAGCAAATGTGCTTGATCCTCTTGCCTGATTCTTCAGCCTTAAACAATAAAAACCCAGTCGGGTCTAATTCGTGCAAACGCTGCATTATCAAAACTGTGGGGGTATTTTCTTTGTCAACTTTTCTTGTCGATAAAGTCCGAGAGATATAATCATTTGCCTTTTCCCGTTCTACGTCTGAAGCGGTCTTTTTTGGGTCGATTAAATCATCTATCGTAATTA